CGCTTCAACAAATGGATATTCAAGGTTATCTCTAAAATTATCAACCCCTTTTTGTATTGAATTTATAAAATATGGGGTATTAAAAATTGAAGTCGTTTGGATACTACTTACATACCCAGCATAATCAACATATTTTATGTCACCTTCAGTTGGTAATTGTAAATTGTAACCTCTAGCTTCATAAAATACTTTTAAATCTGTCGTATAAGTTACATTAGGTTGATTTACCTCATTATAAATAAAATTTGTAATAGGTCTTACTTTTTCAACCGATAAATCAGAAGGAAAACTACAAATAACTTTTTTACCTGTATCAAAGGTAAGTGTCTTAGTTGTGTTAAAACTGTTTTCGGATTTTAGAATTGTCGTACCATTAGCCAAATATTTTTTATCCCAATTACTATTAGTAAATGGAAAAATATCTAACATATCAAATTTATTTGATGTTGTTGAGTTATCAATATATTCAACAAACTCGTTTTCATTTGGTAATGAAACTAATGGTTGTGTATTAGTTTTATTAAAAAGACTAATATCTAAAAATTCAAAACTAGAATTTTCAACTTTATTTTTAATATATTTTGTATTGAATATCCCTCTAATGTAATTTTGCCAACTCTCCCCAATTCCCTGATTTGAAAACTGTCTTAGAATTATTGTAAAATTTGTTGCGTTAAAACCATAATCTTTTAATTTTTGAATTATAAATGGATTATCGTTAGATAAACTTTTTACAATGTTTAAATTTTCACATTCGGCTATTAAGTTTGTTATTTTATCGGAGTCAGATATTAATGTGTTAGTTCTTGATAATCTTGAGTAGAAAGATGTCAACAATATTCTTTCATATATTTCATAAAAATATTTTACTTCTTCTTTATTAGAGAATACATCATTACCTATAGGAAATTCAATTGCATCTAACGTAACTCGTTGTGGTTCAGTTGTTTCGTTAAAATTTGCAGTCAAATCGGCAGGTGGAAGGGTTCTTTCAACAAACCCTTTAATAAATTCTTCAACAAATTCAATTTCGGGCCACACATCATATAGATAACCTTTAGTTCTACTAATAATACTACTATCACCAGGATATCTGATTTCATATTTTTCTTGACCATTTTCTCCTGTTGTTTCAACAATTAATTGAGGCCATGGGTATACTGGTACCTCTTCATCAACACCCGAACTTAGATTATCTTGGCTAGCCCCACCAACTTGTTTATCAAAAATAACACTCTTCCTAATTTTATTATCTCTTTGTTCCCAAGCATCTCTATGAACATCGTCCATTAATCGTAAGAAAGCTTCACCATTAGCAAAAAACACCGCCAAAACATTTCTGATGTTAGGAATAAATCCAATACCACTATTTTTGTTTTCTAATAAATTAGACAACGCTTTTGTCAGTTCAGCTTCAATTTCTTCTCTATATGCCTTTAAAGCTTTACCCATCTTATCAATGTAATCAACAAAAGTATTAGGACCTTCAAATACATAATAAATAACTTTAGGAGTTTTATCACCATCCGAAGTTTTTACACTAGCAGACCCTAAGTAATTTTGTTTTTGTAACTCGGCTGAAAAACTATCTAACTCTTGCTGAGAAGGTTCTTTTTTACCTTTAACAACAGTATAAGTTTGTTTTATGTCAATATCAGAAAAATTAATCTCCTTTGGAAAAATGTCGTATGATATAGGAGTAAATGGAATTGATATTTGTTTTGTTTTTCCGTTAATCGTATATTTCCCTTCCTTACCTACCGTAGGATTTTCCTCAAGTATCTTTTTATATTTTTCGATTATTTTTTTTAATTCAGGAATTGCAACTTCTTCTTGTTTTTGTTTTGATTTAAATTCTTCTTTAAAAGGATAAACTGTTGTTTTATTTTTATCGTTTAAAACAAATACATTTTTTTTATCCAAATATTTATCAATCCAAGACGAACCCGCAGCGTAGTATACTTCCTTACCAAAATTATTTAATGATTTTTGGTAATCTTCACAATAAGTTAAAGGGTCTAAATTTTCTTTTGTAAAAGAATCTAATACATTTTTGACAAAATTTTCAATTCTGTCTTTCATTTGTATAACCGTAATTTCAGGAAAATCCTCAGGAATTAATCCTTTGGACTTATATTCGCTATACATTTCCTTAACTTTTTGATACCCTCTTTCAACAATCGCATCATCAACAGGTGAAAACTGAGAAGCGTTACCTTGTAATGTTTGTATTTTAACTCTTGATTTATACATGTGAGGAGTTGCTAACAAATATCCCATACTAATTTCTTTGAGTACTGTATATTTGTAAGTGTAAAACTCTAATGTTATATCAAAATTTCCTGAATATGAGTTATAGGAAGAGGTAAAACTATTTAACATCAATGCCAACCTAACGGCTTTACCATAAAATCCTTTAATAGTTAGATAAAAGGTTGGGTATGGTAAATTAAAAAAGGCCGCGTATGGAGAATTATCCGCCCCTTCAAATAAGGCTCTACCTTTAATATCGACAAGTCTCACAGTAATTTTAGGGGTGAATGCCGTATTTGTTTTAATTGAGATGTTCATTATCCCTAACAACCCATTGTCAACCGCACCAGGTTTTCCACCTGAAGTTATAGTCTGTCTGATAAAAAAGTCGTCATCTTTTTTGGGGTTAGATATTGAGGTGGATTTAGGTTGATTAACTCCCTCTCCTTTAAGAGTATCTTTACCTGTTATTTCATCAGTGTAACTATTATCTAAAAATGTTTTACCTCCAGGTTTTAAAAAGTTAATTGACGCAACCGATACTGTTTGTATCGCGTCTCTATTATCAACTCCAACCGCTAATTTTGTTCTTGGTAAAACCTTACATTCCAAATTAGCATACATAACCAAATCTTCATGTCTAACAAGGCGTTCTTTAGCCGCCCCGTTTTCGTCAATTACTTTGTTCGGGTCTATTACAATAATGTTATTGTAATCAAATTCTACTAAAATATTTTCTTGGTTATCTGCCATAATAGAAGAAGTGGTTCTCTAATTCGTTTTTATAGTCTTGTAATGAAGCTACTAAAGGAAATGGAATTGTCAATATTGCACCATCAGGAATGTTCCATTCTTGTCCACCATAATTAGAATTCGCCACTAAAATTAACCATCCAAACACGGGAGTATCATAATATTGTTGCGACACTTTATCTAATCTTGATTGTCCAACTTTATAAATAAATCTCTTATCAGTTGTTTTAGATGGTAAATTAATATAAGGAACAACAGTTTGTTGTCCATTTATTACGAAATCGGTATATCTATTATAAGTTTGTCTTGCCATTGTTAATCAAATTTAATTTTACCATCAAATGTTGATTTATTTGTATCAACATTAACCGTTTTATATAAATCAGAAATTAATTTCTTTTTATCATCATCAGTTGGTTGTGGTTCTGTACTATATTCAAATTTTCTAGCCTTTCCTTTAGGATACATTAATTCATCTAATCCTTCAGTAAGTTTTTTGAATTGTGTTTCTTTTTTAAGTTTTTCAAATAATTTTTCTTCTTCTTTAATTTCTTTTTCATAAGTTTTACCTAAATCGTCAACAATTTTTTCAAATTTATTCATTAATTTTACAGGGTTTTTCCAATCAACTAAATCACCTTTTATAACATAATTAATAAATTCATTTTTTTTGTTTTTGTCAGATAAAATTCTTGCCATAAACAAATAGAAAGTTTTATCAGGAAGTGATGAAATGTCATCTTTAAATGTTATAAAATCACCAGAATTGTATGTATCGCTACCAAAGGCGATGTGATAAGGAAAGTCCCCAATTAATTTGTTAAATCCTCCAGTCCCAACAGTGACATTTTCTAATGTTCTAAAATCATAAATCAATTCTTCATAAGTATCATTAGGAATACTTGCACTTTGTTTACTTGAATCGCTAACTTCTGTAGTTCCTGACAGGTTATAAATTCTAGGAAGATTAGTTTCTAATAATTTACCATCAGTTTTTTGAGCTACAACATTTATTTTTCTTATTATCTGTACATAATTTTGTTCTTCAACAACAATTTCTTGGACTGTTGTTGCGACACCGTTCTTATATGTAGTCGCTAAATTTTCCAAATAAGCTTTGATATTGTTTTTAACATCTCTTATTGGTTTACTGTCATCATCTATGTTAAAAAAACTTCCTAATTTTTTTATAATAGGGTTATTGTTTGCATCAATATCATCCAAGGCAAAGGCTAATCGGTTATCAATTTCTTTTTCCCATTCTTTAGGCTTACCATAAATTTCAATTAATACTCCTTGTCCTGGAATAGTATCTCCTGTAACAACTGTACCGCCACTAAAATCTCTAACACTATTTAATAGTTGTACAAGACCATAGTTGTATGATGAATTAATACTTTCTAATTTGTTAGTAATAAGTTCAAAATAACTTTTCGTACCATCAATTAAATTATCCATTATTTTTTGGTAACCTATTTCACCTGTTTGTCCACTTGGTGTTGGTATGTTTGTGACAATCTCTCCTATCGTTGACCCTCCGTCATTAGTTGATGTTGTATCCACGTTATTTTGAGTTGCGGGAGTTTGACTTGCTAATATTGCGTCAACAATTTGTTTATCTAATGCGGAAGTGTCTTCAGTCCAAACCGCTCTTTCATCATATATTTCAGTGTTACCATAATAATTAAATGATAACGCATTTTGTAATTGTTCTACAGGTCTTGCAAGTCCATGACCTCCGATAAAATCAAAACCCAGTGTAACATTCGCAATCATTGGTTGGATACCAATCCCTTCAGGATTTATATCAAAAACTAAAGGTTCATAAGTAAATGAAACAGTTTTAGGCACTATTTTAGTATGGTAGAAATCTCCAATTCTTAATACCAAAATAGGTGGAGCACCAAATGATGTATTAACCGCGTCGTTAAATTTAGGTTTACCATCAGTACCAATTGTTGGTATTGTTTCACCAGGTCTTACACATTGATTTAAAAAAGTAAGTCTTGCGTTTAATCCTTCGGGTGTCATGGAATGGAAGACAGGATTAAAATATTTAATTTTCTCCTTTATCGTATCCAAAACCATTGGATTTGATTCTTTAATTACTTCAAAATAATCACACTCAGAAAATAAATTTCTTAATATTTTTTTACTAATACCTTCTTTAATTTTTTTAATATAATCAACAGTTGGTTGTGGTTTTGGAACTGGTACATTTTGTTCAGGATTAGGTTGTGGTAATACTGTAGTTGTTGTAGTTGTTGGTTGTGGAGGTAATTCAACTTTGATATCTTTAATTCTAACTCTTCTACAAGCCATTGCGTTAACTGAGTAGATTTGAGAGTTTGAATTCACAGTCCCTGTTCCACCTGTAATATTTTTAGTACAATTTACATCAAAGAAACTCTCACCACTTTCAGATTTAGGAATTGAAATCTCTTCGCCTTTTGCGTCAGTTAAAACTACTTTAAATTTTTGGCTATCGATATATTCCGCCAAATTAGCGTCACCAATCTTATATTCCTTAAAAAATTTGATAACTGAATCGTTTCTTCTTTTAGATAAATTTTGGTTATAACTAACTGAAGCGGGTGCGGACGCGGAACCTATCATAGATAATGTTATTGTTCCTCCTTGTTTTAATATATTGAATGCTTCAACTACAAAGTTTTTATCATCTTTAGCAATCTTATTATAGTTAGATACGACTACAGAGTCGAAAAACTCTCCAACTTTTTTAGCTCTACTGCAATATTCCGAATACGTTACCGATTCTCCAGGTACTGTTCCTGTTTTTTTACAAAATGAAGAATCCTCACTAAATGTTGAATTAGCTCTATCAATATATGTTGGTTTTAATCCGATGTATGAATCAAAGGTTTGATTATATGGAACTGAAGAAGTTGTTGAATTACTATTTGGGTCGGGAATATCATTATGGAAATAAAATGACAATCCTTCGTAAGTAGACTTAAAACTAGCCGCATCAACATTATCATTTGGTGCGGTATTATTATTAGTGTTCTGAGTTCCTGTAGTATTAATTGGGTCGTTATCTTTAGGTATCGATTTATTAATACCCGCAAGTTCTTCATCCGTCAATCTTGGATTATTTAAAATTTCCTGATATGTGAACAAATCTTTTACAGGTATAGTATTAAACTTTTTAGCTAATTCATAAATGTCATATTTAACACATCCCGCAAAAAATGAATCTATAATTGAATTAATTCTTTCTTTTGCCTGACCTTTTAATTGTTTTTCAATTAAAGTATTCATTACTGAAGGGTGGTCAACAATTATCTTCCAACTTATACTACCAGTTCTTGTTGAATCTTTATAAGTATAAATTGGTTCAGGTCTACCTAAGAAACTTGTTTGTGACCAATTGGCTTGGCTTGTGTCGTTAAATTTTAAATCATATGGCGGAAACCACATAACTCTACCTCCATTAGGACCTTTTTCACAAGTAGGTAATTCATCGTAAGTAAATCCAGGTCTGCTTGATGTCCTCCAAGCTAAGTTCTCGATTGAGAACATGTATTTTTTTGCATATCCTCCTAGTCCAACATCATTATCAGGAATGATATTAGTTGAACCAGGGTTTCTAAGTGGTGCGATGTTTAAATTATATGTATTATCAAATACTGAGTTTGTAAACCTTCTTCCTGAAGTTGTAATACCATCTGTTTTTTGTAAATCTGCGTAAGTATAATAAGGAGTATCTTTTTGGAATACTCTACAATACTCAATACCTGCTTCGCCACCTGTTGTATTATCAGTATAAGAAACCACTTGAGAACCTTTGGTCATTTCTTTGTACCCATCGTTAAAGACTTTACTAACTTGATTAATCGCATTACCAACATGTTTTAATCTCGCAATTCCTGAAACATTATCTGCGGAATCAATAAGTCTTTGAGTTTGGTCTAATATTGAACTTTGTTTAAAAGTAATATTTGTTGATTCATTACTTAAATAACTTGAACTTATTATATTAAATTCTTCATCTAAAGAACCTGAGCCTCCGCCAGGTGTTGATTTAAACCCTGCGTTTCCTTTATATTTTGGTGAAGTCCACACGAATTGACCGTCAATACCTCCTCCATCAGTATAAGACTTCCCTTTTAAACCAAAATTAATTTTTTCGTCATTACCTTCAAATAAAATACCCAATTCAGAAGGTCCGTATACAGGGACTTGGTCTTGTTGTCCAAATGGATTAACAGGAATTTGATTTGGTGGTGATGTAATTGTGGATGGTTCGGCATTTCTACTACCAACATAATATCCGCCAATTAGAGTTCCGTTGTCAGGATTAATAAGGTTAACTGCTAAATTAATTAACCCTTGAGCAACTCCTAATAATCCACCAAAATTTTTGTCGTACCCTGGTTGATATCTATTATAATTAATGTTTGCAAATAATGCAGACCTTTGTCCGTTACCTGTGTTAGCTAAAAATATTTGTGAAGGATTTCTTTTAATATTTAAAATAGGTCCTAAAAAACCACCTGTTAATTGATTAATAACATTAAGAGCGGTTGATGTTTGTTGAGTTTGAGCTCCATTAGCAGTGTTTTCATCAAAATAATCACCAGGGATTGGTGATACAGGCCAATAAGCTCCACCTAATCTTGTTAAAAAATCAGCGGCTGCTAATAATGGATTTTCAGGTACTGTTATCCTCCAATTTTTATATACTAATGGTTCTTGTCCTGTAACAATTAAACTAGCCTCAAAAGGGTCTGAAAGTGACTCTAAATTTACAAGACCAACTGTATTTTGGTAAATTTCAGCGTCAATTCTATCTTGGAAAAGTTTCTTTAAAGTTTGTGCACCTAATCTGGCCAAATAAGAATCTTGAGACAATGTACCATCAGAACCTGTCGGATTATCAGATAATAAAATTTCATATGGTGAATATGATGAGGGTCTAAAAGTTGGTGGTTCCCAATAAGGTAGGTATATTTTATTGTTATTTTGAATACTGTCAATAACAACCATCTGATTGAATCCTCCTTCAGGCCCGTATATATTTTCGATATATGCAGCATCGATGTAAAATTCATTTACAATGTCTAAAATTGTATCATTTGGGTCGTACTCACCTTTGTTAGGTTCAACAGGTAATGGTGGTCCGTTATACGTTATTTCGGTATTAAACCCTCCTTCAGGTCCGTATTCGTTTAACGGATATAACTGTTGAGCAAAAACTCCATCACTAATTAATTCATCAGGAGAATCTATTACAGGACTTACTGTTAAATTTGTTTCATAGTTTACCGCTCCCGTAGGTGGTGAGAATACACCATTAACGGAATAGGGTGGCAAGTTTTTATTAATTAAAGAATTTCTAAAACTTGATGAATTTATAAATGATAATGAACTTTCTGACATTTATTTCATTTTATTATAAATAGTAATTAACCAAAATTATAAGAGTTTAATTCACCACTTTTTATTTGTTGATTTAATTGGTTAGGATTAGAATTAGGGTTCATACCTGTAATAACCGCTTGAACAATTTGTTGTTTAACCGATAAGTCATTTAATGCCATTGATAATGAATTAGTATCAATTCCTTGAGATGTAACATTTACTGTTATGTTTCCATCAACAGAAATTTTTTGATTAGATTCAGTCGGGGGTGTGTTAGTATTATTACCTAAATTTGTACCTCCAACAATCGCATTGTTATAAATTCTTAATTGGTCTTGTTCAAATGGTATTACAAAATCTTTAACTTCAGTTGTTTTAGGGGGTATTAATTTTTCTTTTTCACCAACATAAGTTGCGGTTTTTTCGGCTAGTCCTGTAAATAATTGTGTTAATGGATTAGTTGATTTGGTTAAATCGTCAATTGCGGTCTTACTATTCTTTAAAGCCTCGTCAAACGCTCCTTGAATATAGGTACTAGTACTCGTCAATGCGGTTGTAAATCCTCCTAAGGCGTCTCCCTTATTTATACTATCAAGTAAATTACTTAGTCCACTACCTAAAGCTTCTCTTAACGTATCAATTTGTAATTTTTCACCACTCGCCGCTTTACCCAAAACATTATATCCCTCTACTGTTGCCTGTCTACCCTGCTCAACAATCCTTGTACCCGCCAAAGCAGTTCCTGTTCTGTTCTTCATAGACTCCAATATACCAGCAATTCTTTCACTAGTTTTTAATTGTTCTTTCGCCAAATCTTCCATACTTTTTTCAGTATCAGAAGCTTTACCTAATTGTTCAATATCTTCTTTACTTAATTCTGTAATCGCCTTTGTTTGAGTTTTACCTTCTTTATCTTCAAATGTAACTTGATATTGTCCTCCCTCTCCCATTTCAGCGAGATTAGCAATCATTTTTTGTTGTTCTTCAGTTGCAAAATCAGGGAAACTAATTTTACTTAATTTGTCATCTAATTCTGCACTACCTAACGCCATTTTAGTCAATTCATCTGCGGTCATGCCAACAAGTGGAGCGATTTCTCTTAATTGTCGTCTAGCTCCTGGCATTATTTCAAATTGACCTTTTTCATTTAATTGGACAAATTGTTTTGACATTTCAGCAATTTGATTTTGTAATTCAGCAGGGTCATTTTGAGCCAAATCCATTAATCTTAATGGGTCTAACAAATCACTTTGGGTAACTCCTAACCTTTGTAACCCTGCCGCCATATCAATCGCTTTCTCGGGACTAAATAAACTATCCGCGAGAGTAAGGGTTTTATTCATGTCTATTCTCAAGGCGGTAGCTTGAGCAGCCATTTTTGCAAGTCCCTGAACACCATTTTCAAATCCAAACTTATTTAAAGCGGACATATTTTCTAAAACTTTGTCTGAAACCGCAACCGCACTAACACCTTGTTGTCTAGCAACATCAACTACGCTTTTCATTTCTTTATTAATATGTGAAATAGAAAATCCTGCGTCTTTGAACCCTTTAACTAATTCTGCGGTTGATTGTTCTGTTACTTTAGTAACCGCATATATTTCTTCAATTGTTTTACCTTGTGTTATGACATTTCTTCCAAGTTCCTTTGCTACGTTAAACATGATGTCTGAAATTTCTTTCATACCACCACCCATCTCTTTTACTTTGATGGCTGCATCCCCCATTGCTGCCTGCATTGCAACAACATTTTCTCTACCTTGTCCAAATTGGTGGGCAATACTAGTCGCATACCCTTCCATTTCCTCCATGGTTTTGATTATTTCGGAACCTTCAAAATTGGTCATGATAGCATCCCCAATATCTTTACCCAAACTTTTAAGATAATCCCCAAAACCTTGGATTGGGTTTGTTGTTCCTGTAGATGAACCTGCTTGCATACTTTTTAAGTTTTAATATAAATAGGTTCCGATTTAATTTTTTGGAGTATTTTCTTCTATGATTTTGTTGATTAGAAATTTTCGAGCGTATGTGGGGATATTAAGAAATTCATAATATGAAGTTCTTAATATTTTAGCCATAACATAGAATTCTTCAAGTAGGAATAGTCTGTAATCAGAAGAAAGGGCGAAAAAATTCAGCCCCAAAGGTAATCTCGAAAGATACCAATTCTCCTGACGGGGCTATAACTTGTCTTCTTAAGTCTAAAGAGATTTGATTTTCTCTCATAAAATTTCGAATGTGTTTAGAATCCATAATTGGTAACGATGCAACAAATTGAGCGATATGTCCTCTATCTGAATTACCGTCAACTTCTTGGATTTGTCTTTCTAATCTCCATGTTATTTTTGGAGCAACTCTACCAACGGGATATTGTTCTACCATTTTTTCAATATCCATAATTTCACCATAAGTTAATGGTTTCAATTTAACTGTTGAGCCACTTCTTGGTAGTTTAGTAGTAAATAATCCGTTCTCATCAGGTGCGTTTGGAATACGTTTAATATTTAACTCATCCAAAAGGATTTCGGTATCAAACGGTTTACCTGTTTTTGGGTCGGTAACTGATATTTTATATTCAGGCCCAAATGAAGTATTTCGTAAAAATATGAGAATCGCTTCAATATCCCCTTCAAGCATTTCATCAGGTCTGATGTCGTGTTCGTATATTTTGTTTCTTAATAATGATAGTACTATATTTGTAGATGAGCCAGGTTGTGACGCAACTGATACTAAAAAGTTTTCATCATTAGCGGTTAAATAACCAACTTTAACTGATTTCTTTTTTGATTTATAAAAAATACCCCCTGTTGGTAATTGTACCACATCATGTGGTAAATTAAAATTTTCTTGTCCTGCGGTATATGCGTTTTGTTCCATGTTTTTCTTTTAAAAATAATTTGACTATTATAAAAATCAATCTTTCTTTTTAGAATCTGATTGTTTATTATTTTTTTTCTTTTTTTTATGTCTATTGTCAAACTCTTCTTTAGTTTCAAATATTTTACCACAAGTTTGACATGTATATCCTGTTAAGTTTTCCATAATTATATAATAAAAAAAGTTCCACGTTTGTACATGGAACTTTAAATTTTATGTTAATTCTAAATTTTAGTATACTAATACACAACGGTCCATCTGAAGTGTTGCAGAAATTGTTGCAATACCATCGGTTGAATATCCTAAAGAGTCAAAGTTAACTGAAGTTAAAAATGTCCCTTCAATAATCCATTTTTCAACAACAACACCTGTTGGGTCTAACATTTCAAGGTCCACATTCTTTTTATAACCCGCAGCGTAACCCATACGACCTGTTACAGATTCCGCACATAAACGAACCCACTCCATAAGAGCTTGTGATGCTGAAGGACCAATAGGGTCACGGAATTTAACGTTAATAGGATTCCATTTAAATCTACCAGCAACATATGTCGAGGTATTTAAAAACGGTATCTCTGTAGCGTTAACTGTGATTGACGGTCTAGCGGCGGTTTCTACAAACCATTCATTGATACCCAATGTAGATGGAAATCTCATGATGAACCTGTTCTGTCTTTTAGGTTCATAAGGTATCGGCATTTTCATTAATAAATCAGCCATTTTGTTGTATTTTTTTTTCTTCTTTTATTTTATTATAAATATCCCCAAGTAAAATTTTTCTCTTTACTTTTGGTTTTTTAATTTTAATCTTCCATTATAAGTATCTAGTTAATATAATTTTTTCTTTCCTCCAGCAGTTGAATAAGTTTTAAGTATCGGTTCTTTTTCAAAATGTTGTTTCATTTTTTCTAAATTTCTAACATCATCATCTGAAAATCCAATTGTAGGTAAGAAATTATTAGATACTTTGTTCTTTAAAAAAGCTTTCTTTTGAAGGTGGGAAGCCATATCTCTAACATACGAAATAAATTCTTTCATCGCTTTAACTTTACCTTCTTCAGGATTTGTTGCAGAACCTTCTCCATAACTTACAGGGTAAAATTTACACATATCTAAATACTCTCTAATCATTTCTCTTGGGGAAGACTCCTCTTCGTCCGTTAAATTTCTATATTTTGTTAAATTTTTAACCAACTCCTTTGCAGATATCCCTCCTGTATTTGAGACAATTAAATTATAAACTGCCTCTTTTAATACATTTGGTGTATGTCCTCTTGCAGTGATTATGGAAAAAATAGACCCGTTATTTATCGCCTCCACAAAATCATCCCATGCAGGTCCTTGCTTTGCCGTCAAAGAATCTACAATAAATTGTTTATCTCCTTTAACCCCAAAATATCTAAACGGTTCTTCTGCAAAACCTACTATGGTATGACCTTCATACTCAAATGGTTCTTTACCTATTTCAGTTCTATATTCCGCAAAGTCTTCTGTTGACATACCAACTTCATTACCACCTTCGTCTTTAAGGATTATCTTTGTTGGCATAACCATAATATTATCATCCCAGTCGAATGAATAATATTTCATGTCAGGAGTACCCTCCTCATCAATTCCCTCTTTAAAAATTCTTCTATTAACTTTCATATAATTAAATGGCTAAAAGGTGGGGAATAAACCCCACCTTATTTTTTGTTTTAGATATTTTCAAACGACGCTCCTGTTGGAGTAATGTAGAATGTGATATCAATGAATTCAAGTGACTTAGTTGGTTTGATGTAAATCTTACCTGTCATTTGGTTTCTATCTAAGTCAGCAGCATCTGAAGAAACTGTTACACGGAAATCGTATAAACCTCTGTCTCTTCTAATTGCGTCTAAGATAGGATTCACCGCATTTAAGAAGTCTTGTCTTACTTTCTCGTCATTCTGTTCGAATAGTAATCTTACAGAAACCGCTGAAATCAACTTACGAGCTTGTAGTAACAATCTTCTAACGTTTATTCTGTCAAGTGCAGACTCTCTAATCTGTAAAGTTTTGTTACCCCAAATAACCGTACCAACATCAGAGAAAGTAGCGATTGGGTTAAGTCTACCTTTATATAGAGTATCTCTATCTTCTTGAGTTAACTTCTTACGTGCTTTAATTGCGTTTACTATACCACGAGTGTAACCCGCTGATGCGAACCATGGGAAAGCGATATTATCTGTTAACGCTAAGTTTCTACAAACTTCAGCAGTTGCTGGAATGTAAATCTGAGTGTTATTTACAGTATCACGAGTTAGAACCCAAGGGTAGTAAGTACATGTATAGTTAGAATCGATTCCCGCAGTTTCTAAGTTGTCAACCGCTTCTTGAGGATAAATCAAGTCTAATTGGTCACCTGTTTGAGGTACAAACATATTGTAGTCAGGTGTAGTACAGATGTACAAGGAATCCGCTCTATCGTTTTCAACCATGTCAATCGCGGTACCTACCAATCCTGGATGATTTAAATAATCAATACCTGGTGTTACAAATACGTTAATATTAACCGCTTCAGGATTAGCAAAAGTTCTTTGTCCTAATAAGTATGCGTAGTAGTCAGTGTTTGCCCAATCTTGAGTATTGTCACCAACTGTGATTTGTTTAAACGCTCCCCACCCTGATGCAGTTGGGTATCTAAACGAAGGACACGCTCCTTTTAAATAACCTGACCTACCTAGAACAAAACGGTCTTGGTTGGTTCTATATTCTCTGTAAATATCCCAACCGTCAAAACCTCCTGAACATAAGAATGAGAACTTACGTGCGAATAATCTATAGTATTGGTTAGTTTCATCTTCAGGGTCTTGAGTAAATTCAGATGCTCCAACAAAGAATGCTGGTGTTCCACTTGTACTAAATGCTCCTGAAATTGTAATTCCACTTGCGTTTTTATCCATGTGGTAACCTCTAGTTTTGTATGCCCATTCATCACCTGAAACATCAGTACAAACATCCAATGGTAATTGTTTACCTTTATAAGTGTAAAAATCAACGTCAAAACCAATAGTGTCAGAAATACCCAAATATGTTCTTCTCACATTATCTCCTGCACTTCTTACGATATCGTCCGCTCCTGAAGATAAACCAAATGGTGGGTTATAAACAACCTCACCTGGGAAGTCATATTTAGTTTTGTATATTGGGAATGGAGGTCTAAGACCTGCGTATTCTCTAAATGCGTAACCTTGGAATCCACAAGGTAATGCGTCTACAGGAGCGTCAGGATTAAGTTCCAACATTATAAATTTAGAGTTTAATTCATATTCACCGTCTACTGAACCAACTTTTTTACCAACGAAATTGTTGTTACTTGGGTCAAGTGAACAGTTAGTGAATTTTTCTAATACTGTAGGTGCTGAATCAGAGTCAAAGAAATCTCTAACAAATAAATCAAATGTTCCGTTTCCAAATGAAATGTTAGCAATTGAAATCTTAACCTCGATATTAGCCGCGTCACCGTCAGCGATTGTTGTTACTTTGAACAGGTTGTAAACTTTATTACCTCTAAGTTCAGATACAACCCAAGGTGACATAGGTGATTGATATTTTTCAAGGTACCACGCGATTGATGTAGGGTCATTACCTTGTCTTGCGTCAGGTAAAGCGGTTAAACTACAATTTAATCCTCTAATGTATCCTTTTCTCCATGCGTAATTTAATAACGCTTGGAACCTTTCTTCGACAAATAAAGGAACTTCTCTTCTTGGTTTTGCGAAGTTAGATGCTCCAAACACTTTAGAAAGATATTTAGGGTCTGAGTTTTGGAATGATGTTTCAAAGAAGAAACTTTGACCATCATTATTAGTTACGTTTAGACCAAAAGTTGCATATGGGTTTTTAGTAACCGCACTATAACCATTTGTACAATCCATTGATACGTCAGTTAATCCTGTAACTTCGTATACCGCTCCGTCATCAGAAGAATACGTTGCCAATCCTCTTGAACGGAATGTTGCGATTACTAAATCGTCATAGTCAGTGTAAGCAACACCATCAAACACATATAATGTACCAATCAATTTACCTGTGTAACAATTTACAGGAACAGGTGAAGGTGTTGGTGTTACATTAGGAAGTGGTGTTGGAGATATACATGGATTAACAGGTGATGGTGAAGGTGTTGGTGTGGTTAATGGTACTGTTGTTGTAGTTGTAACAGGTACAGGTTGTAAATCTGATACAACACTAAAGAATGAGAATCCACTATAAATTGCGTTTCCTAAGTTATCAAAAGTTGCATAATACCATGGGTCGTTTTGAGATGCACAATAATTAATCTCAGAAGCGTTAACGTTCTCAACACCGAATACGTTAGTTTCCGCGGTAAATGTTGTTGACAACGCACTATAAACATCTCCTGAAATTGGTCCGTAGTAGTAAATAGAAGTTGCCTCTGTAGATGGAGTTCTTAACACATCAAAAATTTGATTAATCATATTTTCATATAATGTAGAAGTACTACCATCAAAATTCTCATATGGTAAATATAATTTTTCTAAAAGGTAATCAGGAATGTCTGCAGTGTCTAAGACAATGGTCGATGAATTATTTGTACATCCTGTAAAGTCAATTGCATAATCTATAGTTAGATATTCATCACATTGTTCAACACAGTTTACAGTGGTGCTAGACAAACAATAAAAATCAACCGTACTACAGTCAACGTTAGCCTTTGTACTTATAGACCAAGAAGGTCCAGCGTCGTAACCCGAAAGTCCTAAAACTCTAGTTACAAACAACTGATTAGATTGTTGTAAATATGATTTAGCAATGTATGCCGCCTCATACTTAGGAATTTGGGTGTTTATGAATTTCTCTGGAGACGTTCCTCCAAAATATGTAGAGAATTCATCAAAGTTTCTAATAAAAATAGGTTCAAATGCAGGTCCTTTAATTGTTTCACCCACAATACCTAAAGTAGTAACCCCAACGCTTTGGGCTACGAAACTTAAATCTACTTCTGATGTATATACCCCAGGGGATACGAATACTTTGTTTGCCATTATTAATTTCTTTTTTTAGCTATTGATTTATTTTTATTGATAAATATTAGATAAAAAACCAAAATACTTTACTTTGTAGTAACTATTTATAAATTGGGTAGAATAAATTCTGCCTTTTTTCTACCATGTCTGACAATAAGAAAATAAAGAATTTAAAGATATCAGTTGAGGTTCACGATATACTTAAAAAATATTGTGATAAAAAGGGAGTAAAGATGTATAGGTTTTTAGAAAAACTTATAACTGATAAATGTAAAGAAAAACCTGATATATACGGGGAGAATTAAATTAGATTAATAAACAACTCTAATTTAGACTCTAAAACATCGTCATTTTTTTCTATTATAATTTTTAACACATCGTTTGTGTTAATTTGAATTTCACTAACATCTGAACCATAATAATCGTTGTTAATATAAACATCAAAAGTATTAATATTTTCACTTAACCCGACAAGGATATTCGCGGTATAATTAAATAATTGAGACAAGGTTGTATTACCAATAACAAAAATTAAATTTTCAGTAAAACTTGATGGGTCATCATCTTTTTTAACTTTTCTTTTTGTTGTTCTAGTATCAACTTCCACAACTTGTAGTAGTCTATTTATTGCAGGAGACACCTCAAATTCATCTTCATCAATTAAAAACCCTAACATAGTAAATTCATAACTTTGGATATAATATTTTCTTTTCTCAGCATCTAAAACAGATTCATCAGAAATATTATTCATAACTATTGGGATATAATGTCCTTTAATTACTTGATAGGCTTGTCTTGATGAAAATTTCTCTAAAACAATTTTATTAAACTTATTTAATTCCCTCATTCTGTTACAAAGTATTTTAACTTGATAAGTAATATCGACAGGAACAGGTTGAGGTATTTTATATATGTCCATACCATGTCTATTACCATCCCATGTAGGAACTTGAGCATAAAAATATTGTCTTCTATTTGGTATGGTATATAATAAAGACGGGTTTGTACCATACTTAACTTCGGGAACTCTTACCGTTGTAATAAAAGGTAATTCAACATTTTTGTCTAAATTTTGTATATCCCAAGTTTCAGTAAACTGAGACCAATTTTGAGTTGTAACAATTATATCTATAGTCGGGACTGTTTTCCCTTCAACACTTAGTTTTAACTCGTCTTTTACAAAATCTAAAAACCCCCTATCCAAATCAGCGTGTAAAATAGATTTTGGCAGATATGTACCATCTTTATTAATTTTTTCAACTAATTCTTCCCTTCTAGGTAAAAGAGTTTTAGATGAGGTTAAAGGTATATTCTTTTTTATTTTTTTTGGTAATGGCATTATTTTAAAATTTGAGGCATTTCATTAAAAATCGCCATTGTCTTTGAAACGACTTTGTAATTACGATTATCAAAAATTAATATCTCATCATTTTTTGAGAAAGCTATTTTATCTACTTTTTTACCTGAATAATCTCTCATACCATAAGTATTAATTGTAAACACCCCGTTTTTATCGGTATAGGAAGATAAAGGTTTTATTTGATAACTAACACCGTCAATTATAACATCAACACCTCCCCATCTATCCATTTTAGAACCAAAAGGAAAATATACAACGTTATTGGTATTCATTTTATTTAAAAACTTGTCAACCGAATCCTTTTCTAATTTAAATCCCCTTTCAATTGATTTCCATTGTCTATCAACTAAAAGTTTGACAAAGTTTTTATCTTTTTTAAATAGTTTTACCATCCAATCAACAATATCCCCTTCAAAAACATCATCAAAATATTTTAAATAAATTAAATTGTGTATTTCTTCTTTTGTATCAAAAAAATTCATTATCGACCAATCTTCTCTAGGGTCCCCAATTTTACTACCTATTGTGTGTATACCTCTCAAACCTGGTGAAAAAATGGGTGTCTCCGCTTTCCAATGTCTAGGAAAAGCTTTTTCTAACGCAGTTCTAATATTTGATGAAGTTATACCAATCTCTTCTGTTTTTTTAACTCCTTGATATTTCGGGTATGCTAATTCAAAATTTTCTTTAGTTATTGCAATAGTATTTTTTTCAGGGTTTATTATTAAATCCCCTTTGTTAAAAATGAAATCTCCTGACGCTCCTTCAATCTTTATTTTTCCATCAATTGGGTCGGGGTCATTAACTGGTAGAACACTATTAAAATAATATCTTTTAGTTGTGCCTTTTTCAAAAAGACCTAATGTGGTGTAGGTATATTTTGTCGGTTCTGATTCAGAGGTTTCTTCAGACTCTATCAATCTACTTGACACAATTTCAGAAATTACAAATAATTTGTTTTTTTGATTTATCATGTCAACTTCCTTGGCGGTATAAACAGGTTCTTCAGTGTCTTTATAAACAAACGAATCATATTTATATGGGTTATATGTAACAATTTTACTTGACGATTCTTCAGGTATGTTATCACAAGGATATTCACAATAATCTACTAAAGTACCAATCACAAAGGCGTGAACATTCTTTGACATTTCTTGTCTAACACGTTGTTTCCCGCCCTGTCTAACTCTAAACTCAACATTTTTAAGTTTTACATAATCGGCATGTAAAATAACTTTTGACTTATATGTTACAGAAAATGTGTGTTTATGTAAATTATAATAAACCATAACTTTTTTACCTCGGTAATCTTCTTCAGAATTGTTATGACCACATTTATGACAAATAAACGGGTCATTACCACCATCACTTAAGTCCCAAGACCAACCACAATTATCACAAATAACTTCTTGATTAGAAATTTTTTCTAATAATTTTGTTTTTTGTTTTTCTGTAATTAATATTTTCATTTTTTCTTTCTAACTTTATTAAATCCCCTTCTAATTTTATCATTATATTCTCCCCCTACAATCGTTAAAAAATTGTATCTTTCAAAATCAATGTCAGGGTACTTAGTTTTAAATATTCTACTAACTCTTTGTATCACCCAATTTTCATAAACTCCAAAGTTGTCAGGTTTATTTCCTGGCCCACCTTGTTTAATGTCGTCATTCAAACTATCAATAGCATAATTAACAAATTCACCTATTTCATATATTCTTCTTAATACACCAATCTGATTTTCTGTAATTATTATATTCATTATAACCCTCTAAATTCATTGTCAATAACCGCCGATGCGGTAATTGTTCTGTAAAATGGTTTATACCCTGCATAGGTATGTTTGTTGTCAGATATTACACGACCATCATTATTTACAGTATAATACCTAACTCTATTCTCAGTTTCATAATATCCAATATAATCTCCATAGTTTATATCAATACCTAATTCATCCAATTGTCTTTGATAGATTGATATTCTGATGTTACCAGGTTCGGTTTGATTTATTTTAGAATTTCCTAAGTTTTTATTTTCAGGGGCTGAAATTTGTACAAATGCTTTAAACTCAACAGGGGGTAAAAATTTTACACCATCTTTTACAGTTTCACCATAAACATCATCTGTTTTTGTTTTTAATCTATCTACCCTGTAAAGGACTAAAGTAAAGTTCATATCACCATATAACCACTCCTCACCTATTGAGAGGTCTAAGTTATAATCTTCGGCACCGAAAAACTTACCTATTCTTGTTATTGGAACTTTATTTGTTGACATATTGATAAATATCCATTCAATTGTTATTTTTATTAAAACGTAAAACGAATAGTGTCTGAAAATATATCAAATCTAATTGAACAGAGAGCACTTTCAATCTTGGATTCATATTCAGGGGCGAATAACTATATACTAAAATTAAAAAATCAGAAAGATAATAATAAAAAATTTTATCCGACTAGGTCTCAATCAGACTATATTATATCTTTTCATGATAAGTCCCCAAAAGTAGGAAAAAAATGGGTTGACTTGGACCCTTATTTCGCAAAGAAAATCGCAGATGAAAAACTCTACATGGAAATTCCAAAACAAATTTGGGTAGAGAAATTATTAGCCGAAAAAGAAAAATCATATCATATATGGGGTAAAATATTCGAGTCTCAAGAAAACCATGATTTTTGGGTCCCTAAAGCCGCGTTATTAAAAACCCATAAAGTTGAAAAGATTGATATAGATTATTCTAAATATTCTCATAGACCTCCTCTTGAGCACCAAAAAGAAGCTATTGAAAAATTAGCAGGGTCAAAGAGATTTATTTTAGCGGATGATATGGGATTGGGTAAAACTACATCAACGATAATCGCCGCTTTAGAAAGTAATGCGAAAAGAATATTAATAATTTGTCCTGCATCACTTAAAATAAATTGGGAAAGAGAGATTAGAAATTATACCGATAGAAGTGTTTATATTGCCGAAGGGAAGAATTTTTCAACTGAACATGATTTTGTTATTGTTAATTACGATATTCTAAAAAATTTTTATGATATTAAAGAAAAAGAACAATCACTAATATATCAATTTGACCCCGAATTAATCATTATTGATGAAGCTCATTATATTCAAAACGCTCAAGCCCAAAGAACCAAACTTGTTAATAATTTTTCTAAAAAAGTAGACAAACTTTGGTTACTGACAGGGACTCCAATGACATCAAGACCTATGAATTATTACAATTTATTAAGTCTAATTGAAAGTCCTGTCGCCCAAAATTGGATGGCTTACGCAATTAGATATTGTCAAGGGTATCAATTTAAAGCTGGTAATAGAAAAGTATGGAATGTGACAGGAGCTTCTAATTTAGAAGAGCTTAGAGACAGAACCTCCAAACAAGTATTAAGAAGATTAAAAGAAGATGTATTAGATTTACCTGATAAAATAATAACACCTGTATACTTGAGATTAAAATCTAAAATGTATGAAGGTTTAATGGGCGAATACTATGATTGGTATGACAATAAAACCGACGAGTCAAATTCATTAACAGTCCAATTTTCAAAATTAATGAAAGTTAGACAAGTTATCGCAAATGAAAAAGTCGACTCTACTATAGAATTGGCTCAAAATATAATAGACCAAGACAAAAAGGTTATTATTTTTACAAACTTCACTGACACGTTAACAAAAATTAAAGACCATTTTGGTAAACAAGCCGTTTTTTTAGACGGTAGTTGTACTAAACCACAAAGACAATATGCGGTTGACCAATTTCAAGAAAATGAAAAAATAAAAGTTTTTGTTGGTAACTTAAAAGCCGCAGGAGTTGGTATTACATTAACCGCTGCGGAGGCGGTTATTATGAACGACCTGTCATTTGTACCATCAGACCACTCTCAAGCTGAAGACAGGTCATATAGATATGGTCAAAAATCTAATGTTTCTGTATATTACCCAATCTTTGAAAACACGATTGAAGGGATTATTTATGATATGTTAAAAAACAAGAAAAATATATTTGAAACTGTGATGGGGGACAATTTAAACAAGTCTGACATCATCGAAGAAATGATGAATAAAATTAATACGCTGAGATAATTCAAAGTTTTAGATTATTTATAGTATATTAATTTTAGCCACATGAACAAATTAGAAGAAAGAGTTCATTTACTTAACGAACAAATACTCTTACAAGAAAAAAACCAAGACAAATTACATTTCCTTAATGAAATGAAAAAGATTGGTATAGAAAAATTACCATATTCTTATTCATCTTTAAAACAATTTATCGATTCTGAGACTATGTCTTATCACTATAACAAACATTATAAAGGTTATGTTGATAAACTAAATAAAGCTCTGTCAAAAAAGGATTACGGTGATTTAGAATTAGAAGAAATTATTAAATCAATTAGTAAATACAATACCACAATTAGAAACAATGCGGGAGGAGCGTTCAATCACGCTTTGTTTTGGAAAATGTTATCCCCAAAAAAACAAACTCCTAAAGGAGACTTATTGAAAAAATTAAAATCCGATTTTGGAAGTTTTGAAAAATTTAAAACTGAATTTGAAGAAATTGCTAAAGAAAGATTCGGTTCAGGTTGGGTTTGGTTAGTTTTAACTAAAAAAAATCAATTAAAGATAATGTCCACCCCTAACCAAGATAACCCATTAATGAATGTTGTTAAAAGTGGTGGGTACCCAATATTAGGGTTAGATTTATGGGAACACGCATATTATCTAAAATACAAAAATAAAAGAGACGAGTATATCTCTAACTTTTGGAAATGTGTTAATTGGGATTTTGTAGACGAATTATTTTCATTACGCTCTAATAGAAAATTAAATGAAGGGAATATTATTAAACAAGTAATTAGTGAAGGTATTTCTGAAAGATGTTCGAGAGAAGAAAATGAAGCAATACGATTTATTTTTAACATTAATCCAAAGGTTAAACAAATTTTTAGATTAAAAATAGATTCTATTTTAAAAGAAGTCTTCAAAGAAAATTACTATGAAAAAGGTGAATATGGTGAAAATGAATCTTCAGGTATCTATGATTTAGAGACTGAAGGTAGGTCAGTAATTAATAAACTTAACACTAACTACACTTGTTTTTGTATTTTATTAAATGATGTTAATAAAGTTTTAGAATATGAAAAACAACCTAAAATTAAATTGATTGGACAACCTCCCTTTGTTCAGATTAGTGAAACTAAAAAATTTGTTAATGTAATTGAAAAATACAAAGACAGAATTTTTAACATACAGTCACCAACGTTTTCAAACCTAATGTCAACTTTAACTAAAACAAATTCAATTGGAGATAAAACTGAAAACTCAACCGTTAATATTTTAAAGAAAAAATTTGGTGAGGAAAACGTTGTTCAGATTGGTAAATTAGGGAGTACTGAAGACATGGTTGGGGGTGTTGATTGTGAGATAGTAATTGATTCCATAACTTACACCGCACAAATAAAACCTTACACTAATTTTAAAAAGATTGATGATAGTTATGTGGTTTACGGCACAGGTCAAGTTAAACCGTATAAAACAGACTTTTTAATTTTTACTAAAAGTAATAAAGATGTTTTAGTTTTTAAAAATGAATCTACTAAAATCATAAATGGTAATTTTGTTTTACCTGTGGGTAATTTAATTTATCAACTCAATTGATATTTATATAATAAAAAACTATGGCAATTATAGCAGAACCAGAAAGAAGTCAACTTTACACAAGACTTAGACATATTTTAGGTGCTCCTCTTAGAAGTGTTGAATTGGAAGATGAGCAATTGGATTCTCTTTTAGAGATTGCAATCGAGGATTATTCTCAATATGTCCAAGATTGGTTAATTGAATCTCAATGGACTGCATTATATAATTTAAATTTAGACACCCAATCTTTAGCTAAAGCATTTGTTACTAAAAGTTTAGATTATGAACAAAGATATACTTACGCATATTCTAAAATAGTGGGTTTACAGACCAACGGTGATTCCGTTCTAAAAAAAGATTACATCCAATTAGTTAGAGGGCAACAAATATATGAAATTCCTGCGGGTAGAGAGTTAAATGAATTATTGTGGTTTACTCCCGCAGAACTTAATAATTTATTATTTGACCCTTGGACTTTCGGAGCTTTAGGTGGTGTTGGTTTAGGAGGCCCTGGGGGTTATTCACAAATGGGAATGTCTGGGTCATATTTTATGATGCCCGCGTTTGATATGTTACTGAGAATGCAAGAAATTAATATTCAAAGAAGAATTATTGCTGGTGATTTAACCTATAGAATGACGGCATTACCTGAAGGTAAAAAGGCTATTCATCTAATGAATGTCCCTGGAGGTAAATTTGATTTTGGTAACGCT